TAAGCCTTTTATCTTGTTATCAACAATACGATTCAATTAAGTAAAAACCATGATAGAAGCTCAATTACTAGCACTTGGTATTGACGGCAAATGGCTTGAGCCACTTAATGAAACCTTTGAAAAGTACCAAATAAACACTCCTACAAGACAAGCGGCTTTTATTGGGCAATGCAGTCATGAGTCCAATAATTTTAAGGTGCTTCAAGAGAACTTAAATTACAGCGCAAAAGGCTTGATGGCTACATGGCCCAGCCGCTTTCCTGATTTAAATACCGCAATGATTTATGAACGACAGCCTGAAAAAATAGCCAACAAAGTTTATGGCGGCAGGGCTGATTTAGGCAATACAGAAGATGGTGATGGGTGGCGTTTTTGCGGAAAAGGGCTTATACAGCTTACAGGGCGATCAAATGTGACTACTTGTGGCAATGCCCTTGGACAACCATTTGCAGAGCATCCTGAGCTTCTTTTAGAGCCTAAATGGGCGGCTATGAGTGCTGGCTGGTTTTGGAACAAAAAAGGTCTAAATGCCCTGGCTGACAATGAAGATTGGACTACATTGACCAAGCGAATCAATGGTGGAACAATCGGTCTTGATGATCGAATTAACAAAATCCATAAAGCTATGGATATTTTAGGGGCTTAAAAATGGCAGATAAATTTTACAAAGAAACAAAAGCACAGCAAAAGCGTGAAGATAAAGAAATGATTACTTTGCGTAACGGCATTTATGAAGTTAAAAGAGAGCTACGCAAGCATGAGAAAGAGCCTATGGATAAGGCTCATCCTAAAAAGTAACGGCATCAATTTGGCAACTGCTGGCTGTAAGGTGGAAAGCCGAAAAAATCCTTACTTGTTGCATCCTTGATTGTCGGCTTAACTGCCGTTACATAAGCTGAATTCTAGGAGTATCTTCCCTAACCCAGTCAAGGGCCGCTTGCCAGGATTGTGTCCAAAGGACTAAAGCAGTAGATCCTTCATAAAAGAAGTCAGGATACAAGGCAAAGAAAGCCTCCTCACAAGCATCAGAAGGAACTTTCATATTGCCAGCAAAAGGTATATTTTCTTCTGTCATTTGATTCTTGCTACCTTTGCTTTTCTCAAAACTTGTTCGTATTGCTCTTTAGCTAAATCATCAAGTTGTCGCAAAGGTAAATTTTGATAGTATCGCCATTTATCTCTGTAGCCTTGGACTTCCGATGGTGGTATCCAACCAGCCATTTTCCAGCGTATTGTAATATCTGTGCCTGAAGCAGTCCAAATATGGTCATTAATTGTAGACATTAGTAATCTCTCCTTCTTTTATGAATAGATCAGCTATGCGATAGGCCCTTTGAACTGCCTGGGTGTCCCAATCTTTCTCAGATACATCAAACTTCCAATCATGGGAAATCATGAGCCTTAATAGCTGGAAAGCTAATTGTTCTCTAGTAAGCATCTTAGAAACAAGTCGTGTTGCAGTTGCCGTTATAGCAACAAGTGGTGCAAACCACAAATTTGCCGCCGTAATTTACTGTGCTGGTAGTGCAATTTGCATATACCAAGCCAGCCGCCATTGAAAAACAAACACCAACAATTAATTTTTTCATGCTTTTCTCCTTAGAATGGAACATCATCTTCAAGCTGTTGCAGGGAAGGGCTTTGTGGTTTATCTTCAGGAACATTTAAGTAGGCCCACAAAGTGCCTTCTTTCAAACCTAGAAACGGAATCATCTCCAGCTTAATCATTAAGTCACCTTTTTTGGTTTCTGTAACAATTCCGATGGTTTGATAGCGTTTTTTGGATGAGCCGTCTTTATCGGTGTATTCCGATACAGGAGCTTTTACATAGTATTTAATTGCCATTTTTAACTGCCTTTCATTAAATTAACTTCTACTGCCACTTCATCAAGGAACTTCTTAACTTCTGCTTCCATTTCAGCGATGTAATCATCTTCACGCATTACTCGCTTAATGTATAACTGGCTTTTTTCAGGCATCCTTGGATCGTAAGATACAAAATCACACCAGCTTCTGCCTGTGCAAGCCATTTGCGCTTGCATTTGAATGTAATACTTATTGGGCGGCCCATCTTCTTTAATATAAGACCAATGTGTTGCTGAATTAGGGCATTTAATCTCCACAAGCCCATCATCGTTTACAAGCCCATCAGGACTTGCTCCAAACCATAGAATTGATGGGTGATCCACAAATGCCACTTGATCTACAAAGTTGCCTGAAGCTACTTCATAGGCCACTCTAGCTTGGGCCTCATGGTCTTTGCCATATTGCATAGCATCGTTGGTAAAGCTTTCCTCAACAATGCCAGTTACCCTTTGGATAGCCAGCTTGATTAAGTAATTGCCCCTAGAAGCCGATACGCCAGTTTTTGTCTTAGCCAATACATCAGCTACGCCACTAGCCGTTACTTTGCCCAAGCGTATCTTTAGCCATTCCTCAGAGCCTTGCTCAATGCCGTTATATGCGGCAACTCTGTCCTCTGTTGTCCAGGTTGTCATGCTAATTGCTCCTTTTTGGCATCTTTAGCGTTAGCGATTAATTGAACTGCGTTTTTGTCTTTACTTAAAGCGGCATACGCTTTGCCATAAACGCCTTTAAGTTCATCAATGGTTGTGCAGTTATTGATTGAATCTATCCATAAATTAGATTCAGCGGTCAAATCTACTGGTTCTTCTGTTGGCAAATCTTCACCAGCGTAAATGTATAGGCCAATACCAAACAGGCTGATACACTTGGTAAGGCAGCGCATCATGGCTGTATTGACATCCATTGCATTTGGATTAGGTATAGCTTTGTTCCGAGAATCTATAACAGGCATTTGGCAAGTCATGGATTTGCCCATCGCATGAATTGTGCAAAAAACCATTACAGATTCGTTAAAGTAAACAGGATCACCAAATGTCCAGGTTGCCGATGGATCGTTTTGTAGAAGCTGGTCTACGGCCCATGTCCAAGAAAGGTAAGTAAATTTACCCTTCTTTTCTGTATGTTCGTTTACATTGATTGTGCGTAATTCGTTAAATGTTTTCATCATCACTTTCCTTAGTCGTGTAAATTGCCAGCACTCAAATCTTCTTGAGCATGATTTTCTGCAAACTTTTCCATATAGTCATAAGCCATGCAGAATAACTTGCGGCCCAAAGCTTCATAATTAATGGTTGGTTGTTTAAGAATGTCCTCAACTGCCTCGCAGTCGGATTGTTTGGCCTCTGAAATAGCCTCTGCAAAGTGAGCGTATTCTGTAGGATCGTAGTCAGACTTCATAAGCTCTGCTACACGCTCATCAAGAAGATCAGAATCATCATCTTCAGGCTCGTAGTATCTATCGTGCATGGTCATCATTAGAAACCTCCTGTTCTGTAGATATAAACAAGGGCCAAGAGTATGCCGATAACACTACCCATAAACCAGGAGGCTATTATTTCCCATAATTTAGGCTGGTTCATACAGTCACCTCATTGCGTGTATCGGTGAATTCAAAGAAGTAATACTTAACTTGGTTCATAAGTTGATTAGCTTCTTCTGTTTTGCCCATTGCTAACAACTCTTGAGCATCAGATAAAAGACCAGCTACATACATATTGATGTTGTATTGGCTTTTAAATTGTTTTTCCAACATTTCTGCTGGGCAACCTAACATTTTGATTTCTTGATCTTGCATTTTATTTCCCTTCATCACTTGTTGAACTAGACTCCACTATACACGAAAATTACACTTATCAACACTTTTTAACAAAATAATTATTAGGACATACCCTAGGTTGTTAAGTGTTATTATGTGGTAGTATAGCCCATCAAAAGGAGATTTTATGGACATTTTTTATCAATTAAAGGTCGAATTTGGGACTCTTTACAAGCTGGCGATGCTTTTAGGCATTAGGGAAACGGCTATTTACCAATGGAAATCCAGGACAAATATACCGATTAAACATATTCGCAAAATTGAAGAACTTTCACAGGGCCGAATTACTAGAGAAATGCTTAGACCTGACATTTTTGCGAAAGATTGAAATGAACTTTTATCCATTTCACATAGGTGACTATGCGGCCCATACAAGGCATTTAAGCTTTATGGAAGATTTAGCCTATAGGCGGCTTATTGACCAGTATTACCTTGATGAAAGCCCATTAAAAGGTGAGCCAGCATTGATAGCCAGGCGCATTGGTATGTCTGATTTCAGTTCTGATGTGCAATACATTTTGGAAACATTTTTTGACAAAGATGGCGATTTATGGGTTTCAAAGCGGTGCGATGGCGAAATTGCTAAATATCGTCTGAAAGCTGACTCTGCTCGTAACGCTAACAGAATCAAATCAGAGAAGTTATCAGTTCTGAAATCAGAGCAGAAATCAGAACCGAATCAGATCCTAACCAAGAACCAAGAACCAATAACCAAGAACCATATAAAAACAATAGAAGCACCTGAAGGTGTATCACTTGAAGTTTGGAATGATTTTGTTTTGCAAAGAAAGAAATCAAGGGCAGTTGTTTCTGAAAATGTAATTAAATCTATTGCCAAAGAAGCTCAAAAAGCTGGCTGGTCTTTGGAGCAAGCATTGGCTGAATGTGCGGCTAGGGGCTGGAGAGGATTTAAGGCTGAATGGGTTAAAGAACTTAAAAAGCCTGATGTAGTTAATGTTTTGACTAGAGGATTGATTAGCGGAGGATCAAATGTCAGATTACTTGGAGAGTGACTTTACAAGCCAGGATCAGGGGCTTGATTATGTGTTTGGCTACATGGGCGCAGTCTATGGGGCATCCTTTAACCGCCATTGGGAAAATTCAGACCTTGGGCTGGTGCGCCAGGTATGGAAGGATGTGCTTGGGCGTTACCTTACCTACAAGCCAAGCCTTGATTTTGCTTTGAAATCTATGGATAAAAACTTTATTCCATCCGCTTTAGCAATAAAAGATTTATGCCAGCAAGGGCCAAGGATTCCTGACAAGCCCCATTCAATGATTGAAAAACAGCTTACTACTGAAGAAAAGCTTGAATTAGCCAAGCAAAAGGCTATTGCCCTGGATGCGATTAAAAAATTTACACAAGGATTTGGCAAATGAACTTAGAGCAATTAACTGAAAACAGGGTTGAGGAAGCCTTAATTAAGCTTTCGAGTACAGACGAAAGCCATGCGGCATGGGCTGGTCAGGTTAAATACCTTGAGGAAGGCTTAAAACAGGCTAAAAGCCATTCTTTTCTATTGGCTGAAGGCACAGTAGCAGAAAGGGAAGCAACGGCTCTAGCAAGCGTTAAATACGCTGAAGCGGTAACGGCTTGGACTGAAGCTTTAAAGACTTTTAAGAAAATTGACAATGAGCGCAACCATGAGATGCGAATTATTGATATTTGGCGTACTTTATCCAGCAATCGTAGACAGGGGAATATGTAATGAAAGATTTTTCAATGGAATATTTGGCGGCTAAACGACTTTTAGAGGAATATTACAGGGCCATGATTGCCCAGGATGTGCCTTTGGCAACAAAAATTGCGAATGAATTGGTTGAAATGACTTTAAAACTTGAGGATATTGCCCATGACCATCGTTACCCTAACACCATCTGAAATTCAAATGGCTTCTTTTGTAGGCTGTCAAAGGGCCACAGAAAACATTAAAAATGACGATGTTTGGAGTAGATCAGGAGAACCTCCTGACCAGCTATTTGACCGAATGATTAAGGGCGCATTGGCTGAAGCGGCCCTGGCTAAATACCTTAATAAGTTTTGGTCTAAAGGTTTAAAAGGGGCGGCTGATGTAGATGATGTGGATGTAAGGTGTACCCATTATGAAGATGGTCACATGGAAATGCACCAATGGGACAAAGACGATAGAAAGTATTATTTGCTTACTGGTATGCTTGGAACTTACAAGGTCAAAGGTTGGATTTATGGTAGAGATGCCAAAAAAGAGCAATATTGGCGTGTCATGCAAGTTGGAAGAAAGCCGCAATATTGGATTCCGCAGTCGGCCCTAAACGATAATATTTACCAAGTTAAAGAAAAACATTGGCTAGATGACTAAATCAAAAAGAGAGCATTATGCAAAGCTGGCAAGACTTGGGTGCATATTATGCTTACAAAAAGGAGTCAAAGATACCGATACAGAAGTGGAAATCCATCACATACGAAGGTTTGGGGGCAAGCGAAGCAACAGTCCTGCTGTCCCCTTGTGCGCTTACCACCATCGTCTTGGAAATTCCAGTTATCACTCGCTTGGGGCTAAAGGATTTACATCTTATTGGGGAATAAGCCCTGAACAGCTTATAGAAATAACAAATGACTTATTACAAAAAAAAGGTTGATGAAAACCAAAAACAGATAGTTCATGCCTTTACTGCGCTGGGAGCTTCTGTTTTAAACCTTTCAAGAGTTGGTGAGGGTTGCCCTGATATTTTAATAGGATATAAGGGCGTTAGTTGCTTGGTAGAAATAAAGCGCAATGAAAAAGCAGCTTTTACTAATCCGCAAATCAAATTTATGCAATCTTGGAAAGGCGGCCCAGTAAGCAGGGTAGATTCTGTTGATGCCGCGATCAGGCTTATCAAAATGCTTGACATGGCATAGAATCACCATAAAATCAAGGAACTGCATTTTGCAGACTTTTTAGCTAAAAGGATTAAATTATGAACTATGGTACACAAGGCGCAAAGATTCCTAACGCAACTTCTTCTGATAAATCAGGTGAGCGTATGGAAAAGATGAAGGGCGGCGTTGCAATGGGCAAGGAAGATGCTGTAGGTAAAGACTGTGAATTCAACACAGGCAAGACCAGCGGTATTTGCTATGAGCATAAGCGCACTTCTTACGCCAAAGAAGATGCTGGGCAGAAGTAAATAAAACGAAATGCCCTAGCGTGAAGGGTCTAGGGCATTTCTAACCAAATAGTAATCGGAGAACTAAATGGCTGATATAAACGATAAAGAATCTTGTAATTCTTGTCGATTTTTTTCTGAAGGCGATAGGGGCATGGGAATGTGCCAACGATACCCTGCCTCAATAAACGCATCTAGCAACGGCTGGTGCGGTGAATTTGCTATTTCAAGCCCAGCATTTAAAGCTATGGTCGAGTCTATTTCTGAGCCATTGGTTACTCCTGAAGTTAAAAAATCAAGAGGAAGGCCAAAAAAAGCATGAAATTAAAGCCAATGGGTGACAAAATTGTTGTTAAGCCTGATGTCCGAGAGCTTTCCAGCATCATCATTGTTAATAACAAAGAAGTAGAGAACATGGGAACTGTCATAGCTGTAGGCCCTGGCAGAAAGCTTCCCAATGGGCGCAGAGAAGATATGCCTGTAGAAGTTGGGGCTAGGATTCGGTTTGGCACTATGAATGACGATCCAGGCGAAGAATACCTAAAATACTTTAAATATGAAGAAGATGGCACAAAATACTTAGTGATGTCGTGGCAGGATGTTTGCTTTGTGGAGGCCGAAAATGCTTAGAAAATGGCTTGATGACTTTTTATGCTGGATTGGGTATTACCCTCCAACAGTAGTGCAAGCTAGAAAAAAAGTATTGGAAGGCCAAAAGATATATAAAGCCGCCATTAAAAAGGCAAAACCAGCAGTTAAACCAGCCGTCAAAGCGGCTACTACAAGGAGCAAGACTATGGCAACTAAACCTGGACTTTATGCAAATATCCATGCTAAACAGGCTAGGATCGAAAAGCAAAAGGCAGAAGGCAAGCCTGTAGAAACGATGCGTAAGCCTGGTGCTAAAGGTGCGCCAACAGCCAAAGCTTTTAAACAAGCCGCTAAGACTGCGAAAAAATAACATGGCTACTAAAAAACACGACAAGCCAATAGAGCATAAGACTACTGGCAAAGGCAAAACCTACAATCCTACTGACAAAGGCGCAGGAATGACTGCCAAAGGCAGGGCTGAATACAATGCCAAGAACAATGCCAATCTTAAGCCGCCAGCACCAAATCCTAAGACCAAGGCAGATGAAGGCCGTAAAAAGTCCTTTTGCGCTAGGATGGAAGGCGTAGTTAAGAACGCTAAAGGCCCTGCGGAAAGAGCCAAAGCATCATTAAAGAATTGGAACTGTAAATAATGCCATTAAAGAAAAGCACCAGCAAAGAAGCATTTAAATCTAATATTAAAACTGAAATAGCGGCTGGTAAGCCAGTTAAGCAAGCAGTTGCCATTGCGTATTCACAAAAGCGTGAAGCTGCAAAGAAACCATCAAAGGCTAAGAAATGATTAAATTAGAATTGACACTTGAAGAAGTAAACTATGCATTAAAAAGCATAGGTAAAAACCCTTATGAAGAATGTGCGCCATTGGTCAGTAAAATTCATGCACAAGCCATGCCACAAGTAGAGGCAATTAAGGCCCAAGCTCCTGAAGAAGCACAACTTGAAAGCACAGAATGACAAGTCCAAATATCTATGTTCCTTATCCAACTCCACAGGATGAACAGCAACTGCAAGCTGATGTCAGCGCAATCGTCTATCAGCCAGGCGTTCCACAGGAACTGCAAGACCAATACACCAATATGATTAATAGCCCAACTTTTGTCGATGGCGTGAATGAAGCAGAAGCCAATAGTGACAGTATGGCAAATGAGTAATAAAATGTGCTTAAATATTAGGCAAATTGCTTAAAAAATAGGCAGATTAATCAAATACATGACAACTGAATCAGACATTTCTCGCTCACAGAAGATGATGGGCAATGACAACGCTAGGAAGGGCAAGCTCTTTTATGGAGAATTGCGTAAGACTCTTGTGCAGAATGATGCCCTTAAACTGCGGCAGATTGCCGAGAAGCTGGTGGAGTCTGCCATCGAAGGTGAGCCTTGGGCCGTCAAGGAAGTAATGGATCGCATGGATGGAAAGCCATTACAAGCTACTTCCATTGAAAATCCTGATGGCACAGCCATTACTGGTATCCAAGTGACCTTTGTAAAACCAAGTGAGTGAAGCCCTTAACTCGATCATTTCCAAAGTTGAGTTTCCTGAGAAGCTCTCCATCCTTTTTGACTCTGCTCGTTACAAGGTTCTTTATGGTGGGCGTGGTGGTGCTAAGTCTTGGGGCATTGCTAGGGCTTTGCTTATTATTGGGGCTAGGAAAACTACTCGCATCCTTTGTGCCAGGGAATTCCAAACATCCATAAGAGATTCTGTTCACAAGCTGCTTAGTGACCAAATCGTTTCTATGGGGCTAACAGAGTTCTATGAGATTACCCAAAACTCCATTAGAGGCATAAACGGCACAGAATTTAGCTTTGTTGGCCTTAAAAACAATGTGGCAAACATCAAATCCTATGAGGGTTGCGATATATGCTGGGTTGAGGAAGCGCAGACAACCAGCAAATTAAGCTGGAATGTGCTGATTCCTACGATCCGTAAAGAAGGTTCTGAGATATGGATTAGCTTTAATCCTGAGTTAGAAACCGATGAAACCTTTCAGCGTTTTATTGTAAATACGCCTGAAAACTCTATTGTCCAGCGTATAAACTGGTCAGACAATCCTTGGTTTCCTGAAACTTTGCGGCTGGAAAAGGATGCTTTATTTGTCCGAGATCGTGAATCCTACAATACTGTATGGGAAGGCGTATGCCGTCAGACTGTAGATGGGGCTATATTTGCCAAGGAAATGCAACAAGCTGAGTTTGAGCAACGGATTACTAGAGTGCCTTATGAAGCAACTAAGCCAGTTCACATTATTTTTGACCTTGGCTGGAGCGATCAAACGGCTTGGTGGGTACTGCAATGGGTAGGAATGGAAACCAGGCTTATCCGCTATGAAGAAACCAATCAAACAACCATGAGCCAAATCTTAGCCAAAATACAAAATTACGGCTATATGATTGATACTTTATGGCTTCCGCACGATGCCCAAAACAAGACTTTAGCGGCCCAGGGCAAAAGCATTGAGGATATTGTTAGGGCGGCTGGATACAATGTCCGCATATTAGACCGAGTGCCGATTGTTGATTCCATTAATGCGGCTAGAACAATGTTTAATAAGTGCTACTTTGACAGAGAAAACTGCCATCAGGGACTTCAATGTTTACGGCATTATCGGTATGATGTTGATCCTGATACTGGCAATTTTAGTCAAAAGCCTTTGCATGACAATTATTCGCATGGAGCAGATGCTTTCAGGTATATCGGATTAATGCTAAATGAGCCAAAAAAGCGCACAGTTAAGAAAATTAATTACCAAGTTTCAGGCTGGATGTCTTAAACTATTGACAAATATGAAATAAGGACTCTCTATGGGTATCTACGATTCAGACTACGCAGACGATAGCGAAGAAGGCATTATTAATGAAGCCAAGGAATTCCTGCGCTTTTGCTCTGATAATGACTCAAATAATCGAGTTGAGGCGTTAGAGGATTTAAAGTTTGCTGGTGGAGATCAATGGCCTGTTGAGATACAAAACAGCCGTTTACTTGAATCTAGGCCCTATTTGACCATCAACAAGATTGATGCGTATTGCCGTCAGATCGCCAATAGCCAAAGACAGCAAAGACCTAGGATTAAATGCTTTGGCGTAAATAACCAAACTGATTCAAAAATGGCGCAAATCATTACTGGTATTTGCCGCCATGTAGAGGAACAATCCGATGCTGATGCTGCTTATGACAATGCTTTTGATTTTGCTGTTCGCATGGGTTGGGGCTACTGGCGCATTACTACTGATTATGTCCGACCTGACTCATTCGACCAGGAGATATATATCAAGAGGATTGAAAATCCTTTTATGGTTTATTTTGATCCTAATAGCAATGAGCCTGATGGCTCAGATGCAGAAAAGTGCTTGATTACTGAGGTAATAAGCAAAGATGCTTTCCGTAAAATGTACCCTGATGCAGAAACAGATGCAGGGTTTACACCTAGAGGAACAGGCGATAGCCAGTCTGAATGGATCACCAAGGAAGATATTCGCATCGCTGAATACTTTTATACCGAATATACGCACACAAAACTGGTGCTTTTAAGCGATGGCACAACAGTTTTTGAAGATGAAATGCCAAAGCAGGATGTCATGCTTGCTGCTGGTATTTACGAAGTTAGCCGTAGGATTACTGTTAAAAAGCAGATCAAATGGGTAAAGCTAACTGGTATGCAGATCTTAGAAAAGCGTGATTGGGCTGGCAAATACATTCCAGTCGTGCCTGTTTATGGTCAGCAACTCATTGTGGATAGCAAAAAGAAGAAATTTGGCCTTACTCGTATGGCTAAAGATCCACAGCGGATGTACAACTTTTGGTCTACTGCACTAACCGAATCTGTAGCCCTGGCACCTAAAGCCAAGTGGTTGTTGGCAGAAGGCCAGGATGAAGGGCATGAGGAAGAATGGGCGCAAGCCAATATTAAATCCATGCCTGTATTGCGTTACAAGCAGACAGACAGCGAAGGCAGAGATGCTCCTGCTCCACAACGACTACAGCCTGAAGCTCCTCCAATGGGCATCGTTACGGCTTTAGAAGGGCTAAACCAAGATTTGATGGCTGTAGTTGGTATTTACGATCCATCTATGCTTCCGCAGGGAAACCAGTCAGGCAAAGCAATCCAAGGCCAGCAACAGCAAGCCGACATGACTAATTATCATTATTACGATAATTTGACTCGTTCTATCAAGCAAACTGGGCGCATTATCCTTGACCTAATACCCAGCGTTTATGACAGCCAAAGGGTTCTCCGCATTATTGGCGATGATGGCAAAGGCGAAATTATTAATGTCAATGAGCGTGTCCAAAACGAAATGGGCATTGAAACCATCCTTAATGATGTGACTGTTGGCGAATACGATGTGGTTATGGAAACAGGCCCTGGTTACAACTCTAAACGCCAAGAAGCCGTAGATTCTATGATTAGCATGATGGGCGTAGATCCTGATTTGATGAAGCAAGCTGGCGATTTAGTCTTTAGAAACATGGACTTCCCAGGCGCAGACATCATTGCAGACCGATTGGCTGCCGCTAATCCATTGGCTCAAATTGATGATAAATCCGATGTGCCGCCACAAGTTCAAATGCAACTGGCCCAAAGCCAGCAAGTTATTCAGGATCTGCAACAACAGATTCAGGCTATGCAGATGGATATGAAGTATCGTGCCTCTATTGAGGAGCAGAAACAGGCTTCTGAAACCCAGCGTAAACAGATGGATATTGAGGCTAGAATGGCTGATAGCCAATTACGCACAGAAGTACAGGCTAATGACACGATTATTGACAATGAAACAAGGATTGAAATCGAGCGCATGAAAGCTCAATTAGCCCTTATTTTGTCTACAATAAACACCAGCTCCGAAAGAGCAACCGATACAGAAGCTATTGAAAGGGCAATTTAACATGGCAAGAGAAATCGTTACTTCCGAAAATCGTGAAGAATTCATGGAAAAAAAGCTCATGAAAGATAGAGCTAAGAAAATGGATACTGAACAGTTTGAAAGAGCTAAAAAGCATCCTAAATTTGAAATGCTTAGAAGCAAATTAGGCCGAAAAGGTGCTATGGATGCCGTTCTTAAAGAGATGAATGATGCCCAAAAGCGTATGCCAACTACTAAGGAGCAATAATGGCTACAGTAATCGGAGCGAATAGAGAAGAATTTATCCTGCGTGAAATGGCACGAAGGGCTGGCAAGAAATATGAGCCTGATGCGCCTAAAAGTATTTATGACGGAATGTCAGCAGAGGAGCTAAAAAAGCACCAAGATGAGATTAAGTCATTATTAGAAGATAATTGACAAATAAATAATTTAGTATTTTAATCGGTAGTAATAACTAGGAGCTTGAGAAATCATGGCCGAAGTCAATGAAGTAAGAGAAGCAAGTAATGTAGTAACAAGCGGTAATGCGGCAGAATTTTATGCAGAAAGATTAGGTTTAGCGGATTCTCCTGAAGAAACTGCGGCTGAAACAGTAGATGTTCCTGTAGAGGAAAACGCTGAATCAGAGCCAGGGACTGAGGAATCTTCGAGTGAACCGAAGGCAGAGGATGCAGCAGAGGAAGCAGAAAAGCCGAAAGACAAGTTAGAAAAGCGGTTCTCTAAAGTAACCAAAAGGGCGCAGGAAGCTGAAGCCAAAGCGGAACAACTAGAGGCTCGTTTAAGGGAATTAGAAGCAAAGGCAAATCCTCAACCTATAGCCCAAACAGCTAATGTTGATGACAAGCCCCAGGCAAGCCAGTTTAATGATGCTTTTGAATATGCAGAAGCATTAGCGGAATGGAGTGCTGAAAAGGCATTAAGAGATAGAGATATTGTCGAAGCACAGCGTAAAGCTGATGAAGAACGCAATAAAGTTATTGAGAATTGGAATAAAAAAGTTGAAAAGGCAAAGAGTTCTATGCCTGATTTTGATGAAATTGTAGCTAGTAGCACTACTGTAGTTTCAGATGCTGTTAGAGATGCAATTATTGAGTCAGATGTTGGAGCGCAAATCCTTTACCACTTAGCTTCCGATGATGAATATGCTGAATCTTTGTCAAAAATGCCAGCTATTAAGGCTCTTAAAGAAATTGGTCGTTTGGAAGCTCGATTTGAGGCTGATAAAGAAAAGCCTGAAGTTAAAGCGAAAACTGTTACTCAAAGTAAAGCACCAGCACCTATTAGCCCATTAAAAGGCGGTAAATCTGCTGGAGCAGATGTTCTTGTAGACACTAATGGTGAATTCTACGGATCGTATGCCCAATGGAAAGCCGCACGATTGGCTAATCGGATACGCTGATAAACCTAATTTTTTTGGAGATTTAAATCATGGCAAATACGCTATTAACTATCTCGAAAATCACCAACGAAGCGTTGATGGTTCTCGAAAACGAATTAACCTTTTCTTCCGAAGTAGATCGTAATTATGATGACCAATTTGCCGTAGTTGGCGCAAAAATTGGCGCAACAGTCAATGTCCGTAGACCTGGTCGTTTCATTGGTACTACTGGCCCAGCATTGAATGTTGAGGACCTGAACGAAACTTCAGTACCTGTAACTCTTTCTACACAGTTCCATGTGGATACACAATTCACCACTCAAGACCTAGCTCGGTCTTTGGATATGTTCTCTGATCGTATTCTGAAGCCAGCCGTAGCCGCTATTGCCAACAAAATTGACTTTGATGGTACGACTACAGCCGCTTTGAACACAGCTAACATTGTTGGTACTGCTGGTACGCCTCCAACTGGCCTCCTAACATACCTCAATGCCCAAGCTTTCTTGGACTCTGAAGGTGCGCCTAGAGATGGCCGCCGTAGCTGTATCGTTGAGCCATTCACATCAGCAACCATCGTAGACAGCTTGAAAGGTTTGTTTGTTCCAACAAGTCAAATCTCTAGCCAGTACACCAAAGGTTTGATGGGTCGTGACTCAGGCGGTATGAACTGGAAGCTTGACCAAAACATCGTGTCACAGACTTTTGGTAACTTCACAACTGCTACAGTAACTGCTTCTGTAAATACCACAACTGCAACTGGTTTCCTAACTTCAGGCTGGGCTTCTAGCTCTACCATCACTTTGACAGCCGCCAATACTGGTACTATCAACCTGAACGCTGGTGACACATTTACCATTGCTGGTGTGTTTGCAGTAAACCCACAAAATCGTCAAGCTTACGGCACAAACAAACTGCGTTCATTCGTAGTTAAGTCTGCTGTTTCTGTCGCTTCAGGATCAAGCGTTTCTGTAACTGTATCTCCTGCCATTATTTCAGGCGGTCAGTTCCAAAATGTGTCGATTCCTACTACTAGCTCGACTGCTGCTGTTGCCTTCTTTGGTAGCCAGTACAACGCAAGCGGCAATGGTATTGTTAGCCCACAGAACATCGTTATGCACAAAAATGCATACACCTTGGCTATGGCTGACCTTGAGTTGCCTGAAGGTGTTCATTTTGCTGGTCGTGCAAGCGATAAGGAAATTGGTCTTTCGATGCGTGTTGTTCGCCAATACACCATTAACAACGACAGTATTCCTACTCGAGTTGATGTGCTGTACGGCTGGGCCCCACTCTATCAAGAACTTGCTTGCCGAGTTGCGGCTTAATAACGGAGGGGCGAAAGCCCTTCCTTTTTAACTTATTTAAAGGAATCTAATTATGTCTAATCCAGGCCCAGCAGTAACCTCGTCAGCACATCCGTCAAATGTAACGACAAGCCAAACACTACGCTTGATCGCTACTATCAAAGATGTAAATGCTAACGCTATTGCAAGCTATAAAATGCCAGTAGTAAATAGCTCTGTATTTTTGCCACAAAGCTTAATTGTTACTAACCTAAACAACGCTGGTGCGGCTGTAACGCCTACTGGTTTGGCTCTAGGCGTAGCAACCACTTCAGGCGGTTCAAGCCTATATGGTGCTATTACTGCGGCTAACCTAGCTTCTGTTGTAGGCGTTTCTTTGGTTGCTCCTACTGCACAAACTACAGCAACTACTGTTGATAACCTATTCTTAAATGTAACTGCTCCACTAACTACTGCGGTAGCTGGTGCAACATTTGATGTTTATGTATATGGTTACGACTTTAGCGTATCAAACTAATACCCTGATGTAAAAAGAAAGAAGCCATGCCCAAAAAGCGTGGCTTTTTTTCTTAAACAACCTATAATGATTTAACCTTATTCAAAGGAAAAAATATGAGCAATTCAATCGCAACTGGTGTAGCTTATGCCGATCCAGCCATTGTTGGTTATAGCATTGGAACTTCAGGCAATTATCAGCAAGTTACCACTTCAAGCAATGTTAATTCTGAATATGTAGCTACTTCTGCCACTAATGGTGATACTCGCTTAACTTACAGCCGTCTTAAATTTACAGGCGCAGGATCAGGCGAAACTATTCGTGCTTACGCTTCTATTACTGTAGCTTCTTCTGCTGTTGCTGGAACAATCAATGGAGCGCATATTAGCGTTGGTGTTGATGGTGGTTCAGTATCAGGTGCGGCTAATGCTATTCGTGCAACTTTAGGCGCAACTACAGCGGCTCCTGGTGGTACTTTAGCGGCCATTCAAGTTGATACAGACTTTGCTTCAGGTGTTACATTGCCAGGTTCAGCTTCTTGGATTCGATTTACTGAAAGCGGAACTGCAAAAATGACCAATTTGTTCAATATTCCTGCCGCAATGTTTGTTACAAGCACAGCTACTATTGCTAAAACAATTAAAGTTGTAGCTAGTGATGGCACTCCTTATTACATCATGTGCGCTTCTGCGGCATGATAACTAAAGAGTTTTTAGAGGCTGAAATTACTGCCATGCAGACTGAATTGAATAAGGCGCAAGTCTTTTTGGTTCAGACTGAGGCGGTAATTTCCGCTTATAAAATGCTATTAACAAAGTTTGACGAAGAAATAACGAAGGAATAATTATGTATAACTCAGCATTTGCACCATTTGGAGCAACTTATTTGGTTGGAACTTCACCAGTTCAAGTCATTACAAATAACAATATGTATCCTACTGGTTATCGTATTGTTAATTTGACAGCCAATCTTGTCCGTATTTCTTGGCAACCACAAGAGCCAAACAATGCAACAGTTACTCCTGTAGTGACTGCTCCCACGGCTGGTGTTCCATCTGCCAATACATTGGCTATTCCAGCTAACGGAGTTGGTGTATTTAGCAGTATTCCTCCTAATGCTTGGTTTATTGCTAGTGCGGCATCTGTTGAAATTACGCCAGGCGAAGGCATCAACTAATTAAGGTTTAATATGGCTAATCCAGCTAATTCTACTGTTCAGAATTTACTGCCTGTTCAGGCTTATTTTAGCGTTGATGGTGCTTTTCAGACTTTTATTGGTCAAGGAAAGCCATTCATTGCTACTATAAGTCCTGACCAATCAGGGCTTAATATTACAAACAGCACCATAAATAGCACTACTATTGGTGCTATTACGCCTTCTACTGCGGTTTTTAGTAGCGGTCAAGTATTGGCTAATCCTGTAGGAAATACCGATATTGCTAATAAGCTGTATGTAGATTCTGTGGCATCAGGTCTTAGCTGGAAACAACCATTTCAAGTTGCAACAACAGTAAACCTTGCAAGTCGTTCAGGTTTTCCAATTATTGATGGTTATCAGACTGTTGCTGGCGATAGAATTCTTGTTAAAAACCAAGCCAATTCCGCACAAAATGGTATTTACATTGCTTCTAGCGGTACATGGGCCTATGCGCCTGATGGTGATAATTGGAATGAATACATTTCAGCCATTGGTTTTGTAGAATATGGTGGACAACTAGGATCTGCTTGGTATTGCTCTGCACAAAGTGGCGGCACTTTGGGTGTTACAGCAATGAATTGGTCTAATTTTAGTGTTGCTGGTACTTACTTTGCTGGCACAGGATTAACTTTATCTGCTTTTACATTTAGTATTACCAATACTGGTGTTGCGGCAAATACTTATGGTTCAGCAAGCTCTGTCCCTGTAATTGCTGTAAACGCACAAGGTCAAATTACAAGCGCAACCAATACGACTATTGCCATTGCCAATACGCAAGTTTCAGGTCTTGGCACAATGTCTACGCAAGCGGCTAACAGCGTGGCAATTACTGGTGGCACTATTAATGGCACAGCCATTGGTGGAACTACTGCTGCGGCTGTAACTGGTACTACTATTACTGCTGGCACTCAATTTACTGGCCCAGGCACAGGATTAACAGGAACAGCTACAAGTTTAAATATTGGCGGTACTGCTGCAAATATTGCTGGTGGTGCTGCTGGTTCTTTGCCATACCAATCTGCTGCTAATACGACAACATTTTTAGCGGCTGGCACTAATGGTCAAGTATTAACTTTAGCTTCAGGAGTTCCTTCCTGGGCAACTCCAACAACAGGAACAGTTACTTCTGTTAGCGGTTCAGGCACAGTTTCAGGCATATCTTTAAGCGGCACAGTTACTTCTACAGGAAGCCTTACATTAGGCGGTACTTTAGATCTATCTAGTCCTCCTGCTATTGGTGGCACAACTGCTAATACCATTCGTGGAACTACGATTACAGCCACAACTGGTTTTGTAGGCACAAACTTTGATGCGGCAGGTTCAGGCGGTGGCTCATTAAGAACTAGCGGTGGATCTGCTTGCTTGCAATGGGGCGGTGGCGGTGGCGTAAATGTCACAATAGATGGCCCAATTAATATGAATGGTGCTAATTCAGCCATTCAAATAAATCCAACAGGCACAGGCACAGTATCCATTGCTCCTGCTGGTGCATTAACTGTTAATCCAACAACAGCTTCCACAATGAATAATGTGGCTATTGGTGGAACAACACCTTTGGCTGGAACATTTACTGATTTGCGTGTAAACAACACTATTTCATTAGCTGGGGCTACTGGTTCGGCAGGGCAAGTTTTAACAAGTAATGGTGCTTCTGCTCCTACTTGGACAACAATTTCTGCTGGTTTAACAGTAACGGATGACACCACAACCAATGCAACTCGCTATTTAACCTTCACAAGCGCAACTAGTGGCACTATTTCTACAATCAATACTGGCTCTACAAAGCTTAGTATTAATCCTTCTACTGGTCTTTTAAGCCTTATTTCAGCTACTATGGCTGGAACTTCAAGTGCTTATGGCTTTAAAACACCAAACATTGCAGAGCCTTCAACTGTTTCTGCTACTGCTGCAACAGGCACAATTAACTATGATGTAACAACTCAGTCAGTTTTGTATTACACAAGTAATGCTTCTGCTAACTGGACTGTTAATTTTAGAGGCTCAAGTGGTACTTCTTTAAATACTGTGATGGCTACAAACGACACTCTTTGTTTGTCTTTTGCAGTTACCCAGGGTGCTACTGCTTACTATAACTCTGTCATTCAAGTAGATGGCACTACATCAGGTGTTACTACCAAATGGCAAGGATCTGCTCCTACAAGCGGAAATGCTAGTTCTATTGATGTTTATAACTATGTAATCATAAAAACAGGGTCAGCTACTTTTACAGTATTGGCCTCACAAACTAAATTCGCTTAAATGCCTCGTTTATCTAAAATTGGAACGGCTTGTTTATCTGCCTTTGGCTTTAGTGCTGGTGGTGGAATTACTTCTAATTATTTAGTTGTCGCTGGCGGAGGTGGCGGAGGCGGTGCTTATGTTGGTGGCGGAGGCGGTGCTGGTGGATTGCTTACAGGAACAATAACATTAGCACCTGACACAAGTTATACAGTTACAGTTGGAGCAGGAGGTATTGGAGGTGGTACTCCAAGACCAGGAATAGCTACAAACGGAAGTAACTCATCATTTTCCACAATAACATCTACAGGCGGTGGTTTTGGTGGATCTAGTGGTGTTAGCACAACTTATGCACAAGCTGGAAATGGCGGATCAGGTGGCGGTTCAGGTGCGGCTGGAAGCCCTACAAATCTATACGGAACTGGCATAAGCGGTCAAGGAAATGCTGGTGGTTCAGGCTATGATGGTTTATTTGTTTTTACAGCTTGTGGCGGTGGCGGTGGTGCTGGCGCAGTAGGCGGAAATTCAGGTACATCATCTTTAGATACTAGCGGTGGTAATGGTGGAATTGGTATAGCTTCTTCTATTACAGGATCAAGTGTTTACTATGCTGGCGGAGGTGGTGCTGGAACGGATAAAGGCGCAGGGGCTCTTGCTGGCTCTGCTGGAACAGGCGGTAATGGTGGCGGAGGAAATGGTCAAGCCTTTAATGGAACTGCGGCAACTGCTGGAACTGCCAATTTAGGTGGTGGTGGTGGCGGTAGTGGCGGAGATAGCGTAGGAGCAAATGGCGGTTCAGGCGTAGTAATTATTTCCTATCTTGGCGCACAGCAATTTGGTGGCGGAACAGTCACAACTGATGGCACAAATACAATCCATACCTTCACAACTTCAGGAACTTTAAGCCCTTTAAGCTCTTTAACTGCAAGCTATTTAGTTGTGGCTGGAGGCGGATCAGGTGGAGGCGCAGGAGGCGGAGGCGGAGCAGGTGGCTTGTTATCAGGATCAGGTTTATTGCTTGATACAAACTCCATATATACAGTAACAGTCGGTGCTGGCGGTGCTGCTACAGGTGCTGCAAGCAATGGAAATCAAGGTTCTAGTTCTTCAATATTATCTATTTCAGCAACTGGCGGTGGATTTGGAGCTAGGTTTTATAACAATGGTGGTAATGGCGGATCAGGCGGTGGTGCTGGTTTAAGTGATACTGGCGCAACATTAACTGGCGGTACAGGAGTTTCAGGGCAGGGTAATAATGGTGGCAGTAATGGTGGATTTGGTTCAACACCTTTCCCTATGGGCGGTGGCGGTGGTGCTGGCGCAGCAGGACAAGCAGCACCTTCTAGTTCACAATCGGGTGCTGGCGGTGCTGGGTCTGCAAACTCAATAAGTGGCTCTAGCGTTACCTATGCTGGAGGCGGAGGTGGTGGTAGCACATTGCAAGGAGCTTCTCCTGGTGCTGGTGGTACTGGCGGAGGCGGTGCTGGAGGCTCAAGCGGTAATAGTGGAAGTGCTGGTTCTGCTAATACTGGCGGTGGCGGTGGCGGCGGTGGAAATAATAATGGAGTAGGCGGTGCTGGAGGATCAGGCATCGTAATTATTAGCTATGCTGGTAGCCAACAAATGGGTGGCGGAACAGTTACTTCTAGCGGTGGAAATACAATCCATTCCTTCACAAGTAGTGGAAGTTTATTACCAGTAATTCAATATTTAATAGTTGCTGGCGGAGGCGGTGCAACATTCGCTGGTGGCGGTGCTGGTGGCTTATTAACTGGCACAACATCCTTAATTTCAGGAACAAATTACACTATAGTAATTGGGGCAGGAGGCGTTGGAAAAACTTATTCTTCAAGAGAAAAAGGCGGAAACGGCTCAAATTCAACTGGTTTTTCATTAACCGCTACTGGCGGTGGTGGCGGTGGAATAACTGATGGAGGCTCACCTGCCGTAAACGGAGCAAACGGAGGTTCAGGTGGGGCAGGTGCGGCTGATGGTGCAACAACATCTTCTGGCGGTACTGGAACTTCAGGACAAGGTAATAATGGTGGTGGCAATGGCGGTTTTTTAGGGCCTCCTTATGCATCAGGCGGTGGCGGAGGTGCTGGCGCAGTCGGAGCTTCAGCAAGTGGTGCAAATTCTGCTGGAAATGGTGGTGTTGGTTTAGCTTCATCAATTACTGGATCTAGCGTTTTTTATGCTGGCGGTGGCGGTGGAGGTTATGCAGCAGCGACAAGTTCTCCTGCTGGAACTGGCGGTAACGGAGGTGGAGGTGCAGGAAATAATTCAGGAAATGGAACTGCTGGAACGAATAACACAGGTGGCGGTGGCGGTGGATCAACTGCTGGTACAACTGTTGGCGGTAATGGAGGTTCAGGTATAGTAATCTTATCAATTCCAACAGTAAGATATTCAGGTACAACTACAGGATCACCAACAGTAACAACTAGCGGAACAAATACAATCTTAACTTACACAAGTAGCGGTTCATATACAGCTTAAAGGAGCAATCATGGCGCATTATGCAAAAGTAGAAAACGGAGTAGTAACTCAAGTCATTGTTGCAGAACAAGACTTTATTGATAGTGGAGTTGTAGGTCATGGCTGGGTACAAACTAGCTATAACACTCGTGGCGGCGTTCATTATGGACAAGACGGACAGCCTGATGGCGGAGTTGCCCTAAACAAGAATTATGCTGGAATTGGATATACCTACGATGGCACAGGATTTGCTTCACCAAAACCATACCCTAGTTGGACATTAAACCAAGATAGTTACCTTTGGGAAGCTCCAGTAGCCATGCCTACAGACGGAAAACAGTACAACTGGAATGAAGATACACAATCTTGGGTTGCTATTTAAGGAATAAATCATGTCCGACTTAATATTTTTAGCTCCTTCAGGCGGTTCAGTAACATTAACTAATGCTGATACAGCAAGTGATGTAACTTTAACCCTTCCTGCACAAAATGGAACTGTATTAATAACAGATAGCAGCAATAACCTTACTGTTAATAATTTGACTGTTACTGGTCAAGGCTCATTTACATCTACTGGTGCTGTTTTACTACCAGTAGGCAATACTGTACAAAGGCCATCTTCTCCTGTAAACGGCATGATTCGCTATAACACAGATTCTAGCGGTTATTTTGAAGGATACGCAGGAAATCAATGGGTAAAACTATCTTCCACTACTCCTCCAAACTACAATATTTCTGCTTTAGCTGTTGCTGGTGGCGGTTCAGGTGGTAGCTGGAA